CCGCCGCAGCCGTGACCTCATGCACGACACTGTGCGAGTCGAGCGTCGCGAGGTCGACGCGTCGGGGCAGCCGGTGTTCACGCAGGGGCCGGGGCGCAAGCTCGTGGAGTCGTGGCGGGTTGTGTATGAGGGGCCGTGCAAGTTGCGATCGGCTGGCACGCAGGCGGCTGAGGCTGAGGCCGGCGAGGTCGCGGTCGACGTGTCGCACTCGTACCTCGACCTGCCCATCACCGATGACGCGTCGGGGCTCGTGCGGCGCGGAGATCGTGCGACGGTGACGTCGTCGCGGTTCGACCTGGCGAACGTGGGCCGCGTGTTCGTGGTGCAGCGCGATGTGCCGCGCACGTTCCCGGTGGAGCGTCGCTTGTTCTGCGAGGAGGTGTCAGGTGGCTGATTTCGACATGTCCGAGGCCCGCGACTTCGCGGCTCGTCTCGCACGACAGGCTGGCGTGACGCGTACGGTCGCGCGCAGTGTCGCGAACACGGCCGGCATGAAGATCGGCCGGCAGATGCAGACCGAAGCCCGCCCCATCCAGGCGGGGCGAATCTCGTCGACGATCACGTACGACGTCGAGACCGGCCCGAACAGCGTCACCGTCGAGGTCGGTCCCGCCCGGCACACCGCCGGCGGCCTCGCGTTCTTCTACTACGGCAACTCCAAGATCGGCCCGCGCATCCCCGACCCGATCGGGGCGCTGCGCACGGAGGCCGAGTCGACGGCGCGCTGGTGGCTCAAGGGCGTCGGTGATGCGCTGTGATCGACGCACACATCGCCGCGGTGAAGGTGCTACTCGAGGCGCAGGGCGTCACCGTGCACACGCAGCCACCGCAGGACGTGGAGACGCGTGATGCGGGCAGCTTTCCGTACGTCGTGCTGCATTCCGATTCGGGTGCTCGCTCGTCGTCTCGTCTCGCTGCGGCACCGCATCGTGCTGACTTCGTCATGCAGACCACGCTCGTCAGCCTGAGTGAGGCGAACGTGCAGTCCGAGCGGGCCTTCGTCGTCGACGCTCTCGCGCTGCGGCGCCCCGTCGTCGCCGGCCGGGTCTGCTCTCTCGTTACGCACTTGCCCGGCCCGTCAATGCCGACGCGTGACAGCGACATTCCGGGCCGCCCGGTGTTCGTCGCCTTCGATCGCTGGTCCTTCTACTCGCTGGCCCAGCCGTAACCCAGTCCACACGAGAAAGCCGTCCTTCGGGGCGGCTTTTTTCATGCCCGAAAGGAGCCGACATGGCTTCCCCGTACGACCTCGTGCGCGTGAGCGACCCGCATTCGGGTGCGCACGTCACGGTCACCCGAGCCGCCGCCGACGCGGCCGGTCTCACCCCGCTCAAGGCCGACGCCGTCGACCGATTCGGCGCGCCGCTTCCGGCGAAGCCGCGAACCACGAAGGCCGGTGAGCCCGTCGCGGCCGCCGCCGAGAAGAAGGAGGGCGCCAAGTGAGCGCTGAGTTCGAGATCCCGCCGGGAGTACCCACTGACGGCATGACGACGGTGTGGTGGGTCAGCTCCCTCGCCTCGCCTTCCGCTCCGACGATTGCCGAGGTCAACGCGACCGGCACGTCGAAGAACATCACCTGCGACCTGTCGAAGGACGGCATCGCGCCCGACTTTGACGCCGACACGTTCACGGTCGAGCGATTCTGCATGTCGCAGACGCAGGAGGCCGAGGGCAAGGTCAAGTGGAAGATCGACGACCTCATGTACATCTGGGATCAGCAGAACCCGGAGTCGCCGTCGAACGCTGCGTACGCGCTGCTGCAGGAGAAGCTCAAGGGCTACTTCGTCATCCGCTACGGCAAGTCGGCCGAGGCGCACCCGACGCTCGAGTCGGGTGACATCGTCCACGTCTACTCCGCGACACTCGGTACGCGTGCGCCGGCGAAGCCCGAGGCGAACTCGGAGATGTACGTCAAGCAGAGCGTCTACCAGGTGCGCCGTGTCGTGACCGACTACAAGCTCGCAGCCTGATCGCTCCCCTCATCCCCCTCGCCCGCGGCGTCCTTGGCTGGTCGCGGGCGAGGGCTTCCACCTGCAGCCAAGGTCTCTGAGCCAAGGAGAGATTCATGAGCACCACCGCGACGAACAAGTTCGACTTCGACGACTTCGTCAAGAGCATCAAGCCGAGCGAGTGCACCGTCAGGGTGTACGCCATCGACCACCGCAGCGAGATCGCCAACCTCGAGGCGCAGCTCGAGGTCGAACGCCAGGTCGAGTCCGCCGGCGTGCGGTTCGGGTCGAAGCCGAAGTCGGCGCAGCTCGCGCAGCGCATCAAGAAGCTGCGCGACGAGATGGACAAGAGCGCCGTCGATTTTCGCTTCAAGGCGCTGCACCCCGACCGTGTTGATCACTACGTCAGCGCTGGCGAGCGTGATCGTGTCGACGAGGGCGAGGACGCGGTCGCCGCTGAGGAGGCGATGCGTGACTCCAAGTACGAGCAGCTCGCCGAGCAGGCCGTGTATCCGCCGCTCGACAAGGAGCAGTGGAAGTCGATGGCGGAGACGCTCGGCGCGCCTCGCTTCGCCGCGCTGGTGAGTGGGGCGACGGAGCACACGCTGCGGTCGGTGACGCTGCCCCCTTTCTCGCCGAGCACCTTGGAAGTGCTCACGCGGAAGGACTCCGACGAGAGCTGAAGGTTGCTCGCGCTCACGGGTGCACGATCGAGGAGTGGCGGGCGAAGCCATATCCCGGCCGGGCGCTCGCGATCGCCCTCGACATGTACGAGGACACGCTGTGCCAGGGGTGCGGCGACAACCTCGCCGAGACGACCGATCCGGCGAACTCGGCGGCGTATGTCGCTGAGGTGCCGGTGCGGTGCCACAAGTGCACGGCCCGCTACGAGCAGGCCGCGCAGTACGCCGATCAGCCGCGCGATCCGCGGGCGCTGATGTTCCCGGTGCGGTTCGATCCGCGCAGGCGGCGCAAGAAGAAGACGAAGAGGTAGAGCCCCCGGCAGTGTCCGGGGGCTTTCGCGTGCCCGGAGGTGACTCGTGGTCGATCGCTCGATAGCCGTCCGGCTGAGCCTGCAGGACAACTACTCGGCGGGCATTCGTCGCGCCGGGCAGGCGACGCAGGACTTCGCGCGCCAGGGTGAGCAGGCGGGCCGTTCGGCGCGTTCGGCTCAGGGTGGCCTGTCTGGCATGGCGGGCGCGCTCGTCGGCATGTCGCCGGCGACGGCCGCGATCGGCGGTGGTCTGGCGTACGCGGGCAAAACGTTCGTCGACTTCGAGAAGGCCATGTCTGGCGTGCGCGCCAACGTGGAGGCGACGCCGGCGCAGTTCGCGGCGCTGACGGAGTCGGTGAAGAAGTCTGGCTCGCAGTTCGGGTTCTCGGCGTCGGAGTCGGCTGCGGCGACGGAGGATCTGGCGAAGGCTGGCCTGGATACCGCTCAGATCATGGGTGGCGGCCTGACGGGCGCGCTGACCCTTGCGGCGGCGGGCGGCATCTCGACGGCTAACGCGGCCGAGACGGCTGCGACCGCCATGACGATGTTCCACAAGAGCGCGTCCGACGTGGGCCAGATCGCCGACGTCCTGTCGAATGGCGCGAACATGTCGACCGCATCGGTCGACTCCCTGTCGCAGGGCCTCTCTCAGGGTGGCATGCAGGCGTCTCAGATGGGCATGTCGCTCGAGCAGACAGTCGGCACCCTCGCCATGTTCGACCAGGCGGGTCTCAAGGGCTCCGACGCGGGCACCTCGCTCAAGACGATGCTGATGCGCCTGACGCCGACCTCGAAAGAGGCGGCCGAGGCGATGGATGCGCTCGGCATCAACGCCTTCGACGCCGGCGGCAACTTCGTCGGCATGCAGGCCCTGTCCGACCAGCTCCACAAGAGCCTCGGGGGACTCTCGCAGGAGCAGCGCAACGCGGCGCTCGCGACGATCTTCGGATCGGACGCCGCTCGCGCCGCGTCTGTGGTCATGGACTCGTACTCCGGCACGACCCAGAAGGGCGCGAAGTCCGTCGACGAGTGGGTCGCGGCGATGTCTAAGCAGGGCACGGCGGCTGAGAACGCTCGCACGCGCACGGACAATCTGACGGGTGACCTGAACAAGCTGCGCGCCTCGGTCGAGAACGCTTTCATCGGCTTCGGGCAGGCCGCTTCCGGGCCGCTGCGTGAGTTCGTGCAGATCCTCACGATGGGCATGGGCGCGGTCTCCGGCATCGTCGGCGTCCTCGGCTCGCTTCCCGGCCCAGTGAGTGCCGCCGCGCTGGCTCTCGGCGCCGGTGCCCTCGCATCGCGCAAGTTCGGCGACAGCCTCGACATCCGCGGGCGCGTCTCGAGCTTCACGTCTGGGCTGTCGACGCTCGCGTCGACGTCGCGCACGGTCGTCACGTCCGCTGACGGCATGCAGCGATCCCTCACCGGCATCCCGGCGAAGATGGCCGCGCTCGGCGGGCAGGGCTCGACGCTCGAGCGGATGGGCGTCAACTTCTCGACGGCCGCGGCTCAGGCGGAGCGCTTCCCGCGGGCTGCTGGGCTCGCGAGTGCTGGCATGACGGGCCTCAAGGGCGCCGCCGGCGGCCTCATGGGTGCGATGGGTGGCCCTTTCGGTCTCGCGATCGCTGGCGCCGGAATCGGCCTGTCGATGCTCGCCGACCACCAGCAGAAGGCCGCGCAAGCCGCGGCCGAGCACAAGGACCGTGTCGCCGAGCTCGCGGGCACCCTCGATCAGTCGACGGGCGCGTACACGGCGCAAACGCGAGCCGTGGCAGCGCAGCAGCTCGAGCAGCAGGGATTGCTGTCGACGGCCAAGAAGTACGGCGTGAGCATGTCGGACATGACCGACATCTACCTTGGCAACGACAAGGTGCTCCAACGAGTCAACGCATCGCTCGACGAGCAGCAGAAGCAGTACGGCATCAACAACACGTCGATCGTCGCGGGCGGGACCGAGGTTGCTCGCACAGACTTCAAGCTGCGCGACTTCCAGAAGACGCTGGGCAAGACCGCTGGTAGCGGTAAGGAGGCCGCCGAGTCGCAGAAGCGTGTCGCGGATGCGACAAAGCAGGCCGGAAGCGCGGCTGCCGGCGCACAGTCGTCGCAGGACAAGTTCGCCGCGGACCAGGACAAGGCCGCGCAATCGTCCGCGAAGATGAGTGAGCAGCTCACGAAGCTGCACAACACGTTCCTGCAGCTCCGTGGCGGTGAGCGTGCCGTCGAGGCGTCTTTGGATGCGGTGACGAAGTCCATCCAGGAGAACGGCACCTCACTCGACATTCACACCGAGAAGGGGCGCGCCAACGCCGAGGCGATGGACGCCGTCGCGTCGTCAATGCAGGACAATCTCGCAAAGATGGCCCAGGACGGCAGGGGCGCGTCGGAGATCTCGTCGAAGTACAGCGAATACCGCAAGCAGCTCTACGGCATCGCCTCGCAGTACCACCTCACTGGCGCGGCGGCCGATGAGTACGTCGCGAAAGCGCTCATGCTGCCCGATTCGGTGAAGACGACGGTGAAACTCGAGTCTGAGGCCGCCACGCAGGCACTGACGAACCTCAAGGCTGACGCTGTGTCGCTGAACGGGCAGACGATTACGATCGCGGCGAACTCGCTGCCGGCGGAGCAGATGCAGGCGGTCCTCGACGGCGTGCAGGGTGCTCGCAAGAACGCGGATGGGTCGATCTCGATCACCGCCGACCCGTCGAACGTCGCTGCCATGCGTCTTGCGTTGCAGGATGTGAAGACGGCCGCTGTCCTCGCGAACGGCACGATCGTGAACATCCCGGCGACCTCGAACGCCGGTGACATCAAGAAGGCGATCGAGCTACTCGGCGCCAAGTCCGTCTCGGTCAACGGCACGAAGGTGCAGATCAACACGAGCGCACCGATGGCAAACGCTGACCGCGACAAGATCAACAAGCTCAAGGGCGCCGCGGTCAACGCGAACGGCACGATGGTCACGATCGACTCGAAGGCGATCACGGCCGACTCGCTCGCGAAGATCAACCAGCTTCTTGAGGCGGCGCACAACAAGGAAATCTGGATCACGACGTACACGCAGACGATCCCGGTTGGCGTCCGTAATCCGAACGCTGCTGCGAATGCGGCGTCGAACGGCGTGTCTCCGCTGACCGGCATGCTCCGTAAGGCATCTGGTGGTGCCATCAGCGGACCCGGCACGGCGACGTCGGACTCGATCCCGGCACTACTGTCGAACGGCGAGCATGTTCTCGACGCACAGGACGTGAAGAACCTTGGCGGTCAGGGCGCGGTCTATGCGCTGCGTGACATGGCTGCCCGTGGTTGGCGTGTGCCCGGCTTCGCGGCCGGCGGTGCTGTCGAGGTGCGTCGTTTCGCGTCGGGCGGTTCGGTCGACGATGACTGGACGCCGGACATGAGCGGCATCATGGCGTACGCGAACAGCCTCAAGGTCGACCCGTCGGCGCTCACTGAGCAGCGCAAGAAGGTCGCGGATCAGAACTCGGCGCTGAACAAGGCGATCCGCGACCTCAAGGCTGCTCGGGCTGGGCTTTCGGGCAAGTCTGGTGCGGCTCGCGTGAAGGCCGAGAACGCGGTTGCGACGGCGATCGAGCGTCAGGCGAAGGCGCAGCGCGACCTGAACGACGGGAAGGCGAAGCTGAACCAGATGTCGGTCGGCGCGGGAGCGGACACGACGACGCGGTTCATGCTCGGCACAACGTCGCAGAACGGCTTGTCGAAGCGGTTCCTCGACAACATCGAGCGCATCCGCAAGCGCGGCCTCCCACGCCTCGCACGCTCACTGCTCGAGCAGGGCGACAGTGACGCGCAAGCGATCGCGCAGACCCTGTCCGGTGGCAAGCTTGACCGGCTCAAGTCGGCGCAGGCGGGACTCGACACGTCGGACAAGCTCGCCGACCGTAAGGCGCAGATGCTCGACGACCTCAAGGGCGTCAGTACGGCGGGCATGGCGAATCAGGCGCAGGCGCAAGCGAACGCGCAGCTCATCGCGATGCGTGGCGCTCAGGCGGCGCTCGCGTACACGACGGGTGTGCGTGAGGTGCAGGCGCCCGTCGATTACGACCGTCTCGCGCAGGCCGTGACGCGTCACCTGCCCGCCCCGATCATGGGCGCGCCGGTGACGATCCAGATGGACAGCCGCGAGGTCGGTCACGGTGTCATGCCGCACACGATGGAAGCGGCGAGTATCCAAGCACGGTACGGCGATCTCGTGCCGGGAATGAGGTGATGTCGTGGATCTGATTCCCGGCTCCGGTTCGCTGCTGTCGACGGGTCAGTATCAGGCGTTTCCGTACGCGGCGTCGCGCCCCGACGGCATGGTCGTCGGGGCGTGGCGCACCGCGTCGTCGCACCAGAGTGGCCCCAGTGGTGGCGTCGCGACGATGGCGGCGATCAGCGAAGACGAGGGCCAGTCGTGGGGCGCCCCGTTCCTGGCGTACAAGGACAACGAGCTGCTCGCGGATCACGCCCCGGCCGGTCTGGTGTGGGATGAGCGGTCGCAACGCTGGCTGATGCTGGTGCTGCGCACGATCTACAAGACGGCTCAGGACACGAAGCCCTACTCGTATCGGGCGCGGGTTCTCGCATCGAAGGACGCGCTTTCGTGGGAGCCGATCACGGGCGACATCCCTGCCGGCGCGCAAGGCGCGGCCTGGTGGTTCGTCTCCGACTTTGCGGTCGAGACGGACGGCGAGTGGATCGCGGCCGGCTACGGGCGCATGAAGGGCGCGAGCGTCGATCAGGCGATGGTCATGTCGTCGACCGATCAGGGCGCGACATGGGTGGGTCCGGTTGCGGTGTCTGGTGCCCCGTCGGATGTGAATCTCAGCGAGCCGCAGCTCGTGAATCATCCGTCCGGGTGGCTGATGCTTGCTCGTGGCGACGACAACGCGCTGCACCAGATCCGCCCCGCCGACGACGGCTGGGTGTACGAGCGGACGGTGCTTGGTGGCGTCGTCGGCATGCCCGAGGTCGCGGTGACGACGACGGGCGTCCTCGTCGTCATCCTGCGCATGGTGTCGTCGTCGGCGCCCGACCTGTGGCACGGACCTTTCGGCTGGGCCTACAGCGAGGACTTCGGCGCGACATGGGTGCTGCGCGACGACTTCCCCGACACGAAACGCGCCGCGATGTACGCCGGCCTCGCCCCGCTGCGCGACGGCGGCCTCGCATGCGTGTACGCCGCGGAGGACGACCCGAAGAAGCCGTGGGCGAGCTCGTCGATCTGGACGATGCGCTTCACGTCGCAGGCACTCAACTGCCGGTCGGGTTTCTTCGAGGAGCCGGCCGTGCCAGGCATCCTCATCACCGGCGCGCTGGGCCAGCCCATCATGCGGCACACGATCGACCCCGTCACGGGTGACGAGGTCATCGACGAGGTGCGTATCAAGACGACGCAACTGTCCGGGGCGGCGTACGACTTCGAGCTGCAGCAGGGCCAGTACGCGTACTACTCCGCTGGTGATCGGCGTACGCGTGACGTCGTCGGCGACGTCCTGCCCGGCAACATGCTCATTCACCCCACGCGACCGGAGCTGTCGCTGCGTCTCGACGTCGTGTCCGACAAGGATGCGCGCGAGTACGACATGGACGTCAACGTGCAGCCCGTCCCGGCGGCGGCGGGCATGGCGGGGCTGCAGTACCCGATCGTGACGAGCGTCGGAAACCTCGGGGCGCCGTCTGGCACGACGATCGTGATGACGTACACGCTCGCGGAGAAGCGGCGCCTCGAGCTGCTTCTCGCGGATCTGTGCCCGCTGTTCTGGTCGACGCATCCTGGTGAGGATCTGCCCGACTGGATCAGGATCACGAAGCTGTCCGTCGTGCGCTTCGTCGACACGTGCACGAGCTCGTACGCGTCGTGGGACGACCGTGAGGACATGTCGCAGTGGCGGCACTGGTCGATGTCGTGGGTTGCGCAGCCGCGCCCGACGGCGGCCGGTATGCCGGTGAAGCACCGCATCCGCGATGTGCGCCGCCCGATCGAGACCATCAACGAAGCGTACGAGGGGTACTGATGATCCAGACGTTCAAGGCAGAGCGTGACTTGAGCGCCGACGAGGCCGCGACCGACGGGGCTGTCGACGCGGCCCGCGAGTCGGCTTTCACGGAGGCGCTGCGTGCAGCGATCGCGGCGTACGGCTCACCCGACCTGCCGCAGGATCACGGCATCGAAGACGCCGACCATCCTCTCGGCGACGGCGGCCACCACATCGAGGTCGTCCTGACGATCGACATGTAACCGCCCTGCACGCCCATAACCGAATACCTGTCCGAGCCGCCCCTTGATGTGGGCGGCTTTCTGCTACCCCCAGGAGGTCGGCTCGGATGGCTCTGACTGGTGCGCAGCTCGGCTCTGTGTTGTCGAAGGCCGGCGCGAGGGGCGGGCAGGTCGCGAGCCTTGACCAGCTCGCGGCGGGCGCGAATGATGCGCTCGGCCGGCTGAAGAAGGTCAACGGCGGCAAGCTCAACCTCAATCAGGCTGCCGCGTTCCTCGCGACCCTCACGATGGAGGGCGCCTACCTCAAGACGACCACCGAGTACGGGTCAGGTCAGCGGTACGCCCCGTACGTCGGACGCACTTTCGAGCAGCTGACGTGGCGCGAGAACTACGCCGCTTTCGGTCGTTGGTGCCGCTCGCTCGGCCTGGTCACCGACCCGGACATCTTCGTCAAGAACCCCA